TAGCGCCTGACGGACGGGACCGGATCATTCCGCGTTTCCATATCAAGCCGGTTCGTAACAACTTTCTGTCAGAGAAAGAGGGCCGCGAGGTCTGGGCTGACGTTGAGTATGTGGAACTCATCGTGCCGGGCGATAACAAGAATATCGTTGACGTTGCCGTGAAGGAAGAACACCGCGAACGTTGGCCGACCAAATACGCTGCGTTCAAGGCTAACATGGAAGCCCCTGAGAGCGGGACACCGCTAGAGGAATGGGCGGGCGTGGGCCGTAGTCAGGTGATTGAGCTTAACAGCGTTCATATCCGCACTGTTGAGGCGCTGGCGGGCCTGTCTGATGCCCAGCTTGCCAAATGCGTCCCGATGGGTGGTCAAGCCCTTCGTGCTAAGGCGCAGCGGTTTATTGAGCAGACGGAGGCTGAGAAGCCGCTTGCTGAAATGACGCAGCGCATTCGTGAGCTTGAGGAAAAACTGGCACTGGCTCTGGAAGCCAAAATCGAAAAGGAAGTGGCATGAGCGGTCTGGAACGCGACGTGATGTATAAGCCTGGTGCTACCTTCTACAAGGAGGGCAAGTTCTTGATGTTCCGCTTTCAAGCCGATTCGTCGTCGGTGATTGGTCCGCGTGTAGCGACTGACGCTGACAAGAAGGCACATGGCGCGGAATATGATATGTATCTCAAGACGGCGTTTAATAACGCGCCGATTGAAGCGTTTGATCACGACGGGGTGGATGGTCCCGGCGGTGTAGCCCAGCCTGTCAGCGACGACCAAACGGACGTTGTGGCGGAACATGAAACCATCCCCGCCCTTAAGAAGCGCGGGCGTCCTGCAAAGGCCTAACCAATGGCGATGAACCTTCTTCAGATTGTCCAAAGGGCTTGCCGCCTTTTGTCCATTCCCGTGCCTACGGAAGTCGTCAACTCGACTGACGCGCAGGTTCAGCAGCTTTACGCACTAGCCAATGAAGAAGGCGACGAACTGTCAGGCACCTATGATTGGCAGGTGATGCGAAAGCAGCATCTGTTCAATACGGTGGCCAGCGCGGTTCAATCGAGCGCAGTTCCGTCTGACTTGGATCACTTTATCGCAAACTCGTTCTTCAACAGGACGACAATGCGTTACATTTACGGTCCTATCACCCCGCAAGAGTGGCAGGCTATCCAAGCGCAGCCCCAACTCAATCGCGTGTTTCTGGCGTTCATTGAGCGGGACGGTCAGTTTCTGGTGACGCCGACGCCCGCTGCCGGGGAGACGATTGCGTATGAATACATTACGACAAACTGGGCCAAGTCGGCTGCCGGATCGGCGCAATCGTCATTCCTCGCTGACACCGACCTGACGTATCTGGATGACAAGCTGTTTCCGCTTGGCCTGCGTTGGCGGTTCCTGAAGTCCAAGGGTCTGGATTATGCGGAAGATTTCCGCAGTTACCAAAGCGAACGAAATCAAAGAATGGCAAGAGACGGCGGTAACACAATTATCGACAGCACGGGCGGCAATTATTACGGCTGGTCAACGAACATCCAAGAGGGTGGGTTCCCTGGATGATTCTGTTCGTCACCATTTCTGACACCAAAAACCAAGAGACGCAGCGCAAGAAGATTAACTCGCTGCTGTCGGTGTATGCGCCCGGCTATGGTTCAGCCCTGCCAGCCGCTGCGGATAGCCCAGACGGTCGGTTGTTCTATATTGGCGCACAAGGCTATCAGAACCGTTCCGGGGCATGGGTGGCGATATGAGACAAGCGGCGCAGCGATACGGTCGCCAGCCTTTACGGTCGGTAACTCAACAGCGGGTGTCTATCGGACGCGCTGTCCCAGCTCCCGTTGGTGGATGGGACGCTCAATCGCCATTGGCTGATATGCCGCCTGAGAACGCGGTCATTCTGGACAATTTCATCCCCCGCGCGGGCTATGTGGAACTGCGTAAGGGCTTTGTGCCTTGGCAAGAGGGTCTGCCGCTCCCGACTGAATCGTTGATGGTTTGGCGTGGTGGCACGGCTGTTGTGCCAGATGAGATTTTCGCTGCGGCTGGCGGCTCAATCTATGACGTAAGCAACCAGAATGACGCGCCGGTTGAAGTGTTCTCGGGCGCTGGCAATGCGCGTTGGCAATGGATTAATTTTGCCAACGACGCTGGCACGTTCATGATTGCGGCTAACGGCTCCGTTGACCCGATCTATTACAACGGCTCTGCGTTTGCCTCTACTGTTATCACCGGCTCGGCTGGGGTAATTACGCTGGACCCGCGCACGTTGGTTGACGTGATGGACCACAAAGGCCGTCTGTTTTTTGTGCAGGAAGATAGCCTGCGGTGCTGGTTCCTTGAGCCGTTTGCCATTCAAGGCACGGCCAATTTGCTGGACCTTGGCCCTATTTTCGACAAAGGCGGCTCAATCCTTTGCCAATCGACATGGACGCTAGACGGTGGTTCCGGTGCCGATGACCTAGCGGTATGGGTCACTACGCAAGGCCAAGTGGCTGTGTATCAGGGCCTTGACCCCTCGGATGCAAACAACTGGGCATTGGTTGGCGTCTATGACATCGGCCTGCCGTTGTCGCGCCGGTCGCTCATCAAGTATGGTTCTGACCTGGTAGTGCTGACGACCAACGGTGTCGTTCCGCTTTCTCAGGCGCTTAAGCTGGACCGCGCACAAGAGAACCTTGTGGCGCTGACGCAGAAAATCCAGAACGCATTTCAGCAATCGACGACCAAATATCGCAACAACTTTGGCTGGGAAGGTGCGCTGTATCCCAAGGGGACACTGGCAATCTTTAACGTCCCGACAGCCAATCTCACGCGGTCGGAGCAGTATGTGCAGAACGTCCAGACGGGTGCTTGGTGCCGGTTTACGGGCATTAATGCGTTTTGCTGGGCTGTGGCTAACGACCAAATGTATTTTGGTGCGGCTGATTCTGTCTGTCTGTGGGACAGCGGTTTTGCGGACAATAACACCGGCATCGTTGGCGACATCAAAACGGCATTTAACTATTTCGGCTCGCGTGGCAGCCTGAAGAAGTTTGAGATGATCCAGCCGGTATTGCGGATCAGCGCAGACCTGGCACCGGCCATCGAAATCGTTACGGACTTCAAAGAAAAGGTGCCAACCGCTGTCCCGACCACGATTAGGACAACGGGCGGGAGATGGGATACGGGCCTTTGGGACGTGGCTGTTTGGTCGGAAGCCGTGCAAACGCGCGATAGCTGGACGAGCGTTACCGGCATTGGCTACTGCGGTGCGGTTCGGATGCGTGTAGCTCCAAACGCTACGCTCTACATTGATTTGGGCGTGGATGACGATACGTCGCTGGCCTATGAGGCAGACGGCATCATTGCCATGCAAGCGGCACGAAACACCAATGCGCCGTGTGAGATTATCGCGTTTAACCTCAAATACGAAAACCAGACGGGCGGGCAGCTTTGAGGTTGGTCTCCGGCCCGTTCTCGCCTTTGGTCGCTCAATGGGTAGCGGATCAGATTGGGCATGGACTGGATTGGGGGCCATGCGAAGCCATCGGGGTGGTCGATAAGCACGACAATCTCATTGGCGGTGTAGTTTTTAACCAATATCAGCCTCAATATCGCAACATTGAGGTTAGCTTTGCCGCTAGTCGGTCCAACTGGTTGACGCCTAGCCTAATCAGCGGCATACTTAGTTACCCTTTCGACCAACTCGATTGCGGCAGGATCACTTCGCTCACCCCGAAAAAGCTTCGGAGGGCACGCCAGTTCCTACAGAAGTTCGGCTTCAAGCACGAAGGACTGATCAGGCGAGGCTATGGTGACGATGACACAATCATATCCGGCTTGCTGGCCTCTGAGTGGTCACAACACAGATTCAACGTGTCGCGGGAGCGTTCCCCATCTCTAAACCTCGCCCCCCCGCCGCACCCGATCCCGTAGCGCTTGCCAACGCGCAAGCAAGCGCCAACACGCGCACGGCACAAGAGCAACAGAGGTTAAACCTCATTGGCACTAGCGGCCCCCAAGGCACAACGCGCTACGTTGCAGACCCGACGCAACCCGGCGGCTATCGTCAGGAAACGACGCTCTCGCCGCTTGAACAGCAGAACTACGAACGCTCGACAGGCGTTTACGGTAGCGCCCTCGACACGGCTGGCCAGCAGATTGGCCGCGTGAACACGGCGCTTGGGCAGGGCCTGAACACTGAAGGCTTGCCGGAACTGCAAGGCTACAACGCGCCTGATTTTGACCGCCAGCGGTTTGAGGATTCGGTTTATGCCAGCCAGACCCGTAGGCTTGACCCGCAGTTTCAGCGGCTTGAGAGGTCGCAAGATGCACGTCTTGCCGCGCAGGGCCTTGGAGCGAATAGCGAGGCAACGCGAAACCTACGAACTGATTTTGCTAGAGATAGAGCTGACGCATACGGAGAGGCAGCCAACCAAGCCATTCAAGCCGGTGGTGCGGAGCAATCTCGCGCTATTCAGCAAGCCATTGCGGGCGGGACATTCGGTAATCAGGCGCGGACGCAGGGCCTGCAAGAGCGGGCTTACGTCCAAAACCAACCCCTTCAGCAGCTTCAAGCCCTGCTAGGAACGGGCCAGGTTGGTATGCCCCAAGGCATCCAATACAGCCCGACCGGCGTGGGTCAGACGGACGTTCTCGGGGCGAACCAAATGAGCCTTAGCCAACAGAACGCAAACTATAACGCTCGAATGCAACAGCAAGGCGGTCTAATGAGCGGCCTGTTCGGTCTTGGCTCGGCTGGCCTTGGCGCTTGGGGACTGAGAGGCAACTAATGGCCGTCCGTCCTCCCATGCCTGTTCCGCAGATGATTGAAACGCCAACTATGCGCCGTAGCGCAATGCTGGCTAAATTGCTGGAGGAACAACGCCAGCCCGTTGAGATTAAGGGCGGCTACGGCGAGCTTGCGGCTAGACTTCTCGGCCAAGGCATCACGCAGTTTGGCGCTAACCGTGCAGAGCGGGCGGTGCGTGACGAACGGGCAGCGCGGACGGCTGATCAGGCTAGTGCTTATGCCTTGCAGCTCAGTGGTTTGGGCGGCGAACCGCCGCCGTCAGCCGCTGCATCAACGCCCGCACCTATGCCTACGACGGTGCCGATGCCAAGCACACCGGCATCGACCGGGCCTACAGCGCCAATTGGTGAGGTCATGGGGTCTAACCTGCCCAATGTCGGTCAGCCAATTCCTGTTGCTAACGTGCCGCCCCCAACGCCGGTTGCGCCCGTCGAGGCAACGCCGCAGCCAACGCTGGAAAATGCGCTGTTGTTTGGTCAAGTGCCAGCGCAACAAGGTCCGACTGCCGCGCCGCAAATGGCTGCGCCCGCTGCGCCTGCGGCCCCGCAAAATCCGTTGGCGGGCACTCCCGGCGAACTGGCAAGCATTCAAGAAGGCTTGGACATATTCCGCCGCACGGGTGACCCTGCGGTCGGAGCGTGGGTGAATGGTGAGATTAGCCGCATCCGTCAGCGCATGGACGCGCCTGCTGCGGAACGGCGAGAAGTTGTTGATCAAAACGGCGTCAAGTATTTGGTTGACCCGACGGGCGCGGCGCCGCCTGTGCGGTTGTTTGGAGAGCAAGGCGTTCCCCAAGAAGCACAAAACGAGACATTTTTGGCTGGTCGCGGGAACAATTTTGGAGTTCCGGCTGGAACGCTGATGACGCGCAGCCCTGAAGGCGTTGTGTCTGTTGTCAGCCGTCAAGACCCGGGATACGAGCTTGGCCCTGACGGGGGCCTTCAGCCTATTCGTGGCGGTCCGCAAGACCCTGCGGCTGGCGGCAACCGCATTCAGAATGAGCGTGAATTGCGGCGCGAGTTTGGAACGCTCACGCAAGAATATAGAACCGTTCGCCAAGCCTTTCAAAAAGTTGAAGCATCGCTTGGCCAAGGCACCGGCATTGGTGATGTCGGCGGCATCTTTGGCGTAATGAAAATCTTTGACCCTGGTTCGACCGTGCGCGAAGGTGAAGCTGCTACGGTTCAGAACTCCGGCGGTGTGCCCGAAACCATCCGTGGTCTTTACAACCGCGTCGTCACCGGCGAGCGTTTGACGCCAGCACAACGGGCGGAAATTGTCGCGGTTGGTCGCGCACAGTTCGGCACCTACGAGCAGGGCTATCAATCGCGGGTGACAGACTTTACGCGCATGGCTAACGATTACGGCATTGACCCGCGTAACATTGTGGGTGGCGACGAAGCTCCTGCACCAGCCCCTAGAGGCGAGCGCTTGACGCCGGAACAAGCCGCTGCGCTTCCGCCGGGAACGCCATTTCTTGATATGGATGGTCGCCAAAGGACGCGGCGATGAGACGTCAAGACCCCTACGCGGACATTGCCACGCCAGTGCAAGCGGGCGACCCTTACGCAGACATTGCGCTGCCCATTTCGACTAACCGCAACAGGCGCCAAGCGCCGCCGCCAACAGGACCGGCGGGCGAAGACGACGCAGACGTGCCGTTTCAGCCGGAATTGTTGCCGCAAGATAACGGCATCTATCCGTCTGCCCCGTTAGATACCATTGGAGAGCAAGAGGCCGCTGCTAATCGAGCGGCATTTGGCAACCAAGGAACGCGGTTAGACCCTATCGACCTTCAGACGCTTCCGCCGGAAGACATCGCGTATTTGAACGCGGGAATGTATGTCAGGCTGCCCAACGGTGAAGTGTCACGAATGATGCGTGATGCGCGTCCGGGTGCCGGTGGGCCGGGGACGCAAGAAATCCGGCCCGGTCTGTTTATTGAGGAAAACTCAGACGTTCCGACTGACATAGCCAAATCGCTCCCAACCGGCGTCGTCGAAAGCCTGACCGGCCTAGCCGGTATGCAAGGCACGATTGGTCAGATGATTTACGGCAAGCAATCGCTGGGCCAAAATATGCCGGGATTTGGCATTGTTGGGCCTACCGGAGCGCAAATAAATCAGATCATTCGGAACCAAATTGGTTACGACCCTTATCAGCCCCAGACGCCTCAAGGCGGGTATGCAAAATCCGTTGGCGAAAATCTGATTGGCGGTCTTGCACCAGGTGGTCCGTTAACGCGGATTGCATCCGTAGCAGTCCCCGCTTTTGCTAGTGAAGGAGCCGCCCAGATTGCGGAAGGCATGGGCGCAAGCCCAACGGCGCAAACTATGGCCCGCACCATTGCTGGCCTTGGCGGCGGCTTGGCGGTCGGGGGCGTAAATGCCGTTCGCGGCGGTGCTGACATTTCGCTTCGGAACGCGGCGCAGGGTGTGACACCGCAACAATTGCAAATGGCGGCGGCGCTTAGGGATAGAGCGCAAGCGGCAGGCATTAACATGACTAACGCCAATGCTCTGCAACAGGTTACGGGCGGTGCAACCGGATTAGGTCAGTTGCAGCGAGCGGTTGAGGGCCAGTCACCTCTTTTGCAGCGATATTTTGCGGAACTGCCGGAGCAAACACGAAACGCGATTAACGCTCAACTTGAGCAAATTGGCCCGTTGGTTGAACCAAGCCAATTGGCTGGCCAAGCCCGCACGGCGGCGGATCGCGTTCTTCAAAACATTCGCGCTCGCATTAACGCGGAAGCAAGCCCGTTTTATAGGGCGGCAGACCAGCAAGTGATTTCGGCAGAAGAATATGCGGCCCTGCAAGAACTTCCAAGCTATCGCATGGCCGAAGCGGAATATCTAAACAACCCGGTGCTCGCGAGAAGCGCACCCGGCCCTCAATCAATGGACACGGTAAATCGTGTCATTCAGCGAATGGATAGGCGCGCTCGCGCGTTTGAAACTGGAACCATGGCGGAGACTCCAGATTTTACGTCTGCCGCAGCGTATGGCGACGAAGCCACAATGGCAAAAATGCTCGCTGACGCCGTTTCACCGGACTATGCCAGAGCCCGCGCAATTGGTGCCACGGGGCGACAAGACGAACTTGCTCCGATTCAGCGTGGTCCGATTGGGTCGATTGCTCGGCAAGACGAATTGCAGCCGGATTTGGCGGCAACCACGGGCCGGTTGTTTTCTGACAAACCATTTCGGGGTGAGGCGAGCGAAACCGCTCGCGCTCTTGAATTGATGGGCGAAATAGACCCGTCTGTTGGTGGGCCGCTTGTTCGGCAGCATCTGGACCGAATTGCGATGGAGGCCCAGCAAGACCTTGTTTCTGGACCAAACCAATTTGGCGGGGCAAACTTTGCCGTTCGCGCGTTTGGCAACCCAGAGCAACGGGAAACCGTCATGCA